AGTTTTTTTTTGCCTTCCGCCACGTATTTCGCCTGGCCCCGCCCAGCCCCGCCTGTGCTATACTGGGGGTACAGCCTCGGACACGGGGCTGGGTCAAGAGAAAGGAAAGATCCCCTATGTCAGACAGCCCCGAATACAAAGCAGCACAGTATGCGTACAATACGTACCATCAGCGGCGTATCGACATCGCCGATACTTACTCTCGCCAGTGTGACGCGAACAGCGACCGCCTCGTCGAAGATCTCGCCGTGATAGCCTGCAAGTACAACCTCGCCCCCACTCGTGTCGTCACCTACGCTTTCGGCAATGCCCGTCCCGACTTCATCGGGCGCGTTCGTCGCGCCATCTCCGCTCTCAAAGCCCCGAGGCGCTCGACCAATGCATAAGACAGTCCTCAAAACTGACCTGGCCAGTCTCACCGTGCAGCGCGGGGGAGACGGGCCCGCCGATACGCTCATCGTCGCCACCTACTGGGACGGGTGCCCCCTCGCCCCGTGGCGCCCCGACGACGCCAGCCACTTCTGCCCCAGCTCGGCTCCCTTGTCGACATACATCCTTCTGCCCTCCGTCATCAAGCCCGCAGAACCCGGCGTCTACTACCGCCTTCCGCACGTCATATGCGACGTTGTAGGCGCTGCCGGGCCGCTGGCCATCATCCCCTTGAACGTCGCGATCGAGCACGCCCCCTACAGCGCCTTCAACGTCGACGCCCTCGGCCGGGCCTACGCGTCCGACGGCTCCTCCACCGACGAGCGCGTCTACACCACCGAACTCCGCTACGGAAGCCATACAGTATGCGCCCTTTTCCGCCTTGAAACGGCCGCCGCGTGGGCCGCCCTCTCCCGCGAGGAATGGCGCGGGATCCACACCCTCGGCTTCCATCGCCGCCACAGTCTCGATCCGTCGTGGGCCGACCCCTTCCGCCCGGGTGCTGTGCGCATCTCGTACGGTGAGCCCCTCCTGAACAAGGCCGTGGAAGTTTCCCGTGAAACGGTCTGACCTTCTCGCAGAGGCCGCCAGGGCGCGCAAGACGGCCATGGGTAAGATGCGCGCACACCGCAAGAGGGGGGTCGAACTCGCCGGCAGTGAGTTCGACCCCCGGGTCGGCACCAACGCCCAGCTGCGGACTATGTCCGATAAGCAGCTGGTTTCCTACGTTGACCGTCTGAAGCGCTTCAACCTCCGCGACAACCAGTATTACCTGACCGCCAACGGCGGCCTCGTCGATTCCTACACGCTGGACAACTACGCCTATCAGCTTCGCCGGCAAGAGCGCTTCTACCGCGATGCCGACAAGCCGTTCGAGCACCTCAACTACCGGGAGACGAAGCAGACCATCGCCCAGCGCCGCGCCTACGAGAAGGGCGTAGATGATCTGTCCGTCTTCCACGCTGCACGACGCATCGATAAGACGCTGCAGTCCGTCGATCAGATGCGGGCCAAATACTCTAAACGTCAGCTTCTCGCCTTCCGGGAACAGAGTAAGCGCGCTTTCGACAAGCGCGCCGCCGTTATCAAGGAGAGGATGGCCCGTACTAAGGACGGCCCCTATCTCGTTCGCCGCGCTGAAGCCATCCGCACAGAGCTTCTTACCGAACTCCGCGGCTCCAAGCTGCACACTGCCAACCTAGAGCGCATGGTCGAAGGCATGGGCCGTAAGGCGCTTATCGCCATGTACCGGCACACTGACATTGCCAAACACATCCGCAACATGTACGAGCTATCCAAGTGGAACCGCACCGGTGTACGCGTAGAAGGGGGTGCAGCTAGTGGTAGTGGAAACACGGAGGACACCGTTCGGCGGATCCTATCCACATATGCCGAAGCCGATCCATCCAAGTGACGTGGCCGTCGCTTCTGTGTGGAGCGACGACAGCTGGGTCCTCATGTCCGTTGAGGCCGACGCCGATATCGCCTTGCACGAACTCCACAACGGCGTTATACCCGACTGCGACGAGGGCGATGATCTCCGCAGCTTCTTCGACGCCGCATCGGCGTATAAGCGCATCTGGGTATGGGACGACGAGGCGACGCTTCACCGCCTCGCCATCGGCGCTCGCCGCTTAGGCAAAGCCGTGGACGTCTCGGGGGGCCCCCTCGGTCTCACAGAAGTCAAATGGCGCGTCGGGCGCGGCAAGACGATCGTCCGATCCCTCTCCGCCCTGACGTCAACGTCGTACAGGCAGGCCGTTGACGCAGTTAATGTCAACCGTGACCTCGCCGACACGCCCTACCTCAAGCCGACCCTCATGGCCCGCGTCGTCCAGCGACTCGGCATAGACCGCCGGGATGTGCTCAACTGGACCGTATACACGCGAGCGAGGTGCTGTGAGTACCTCCGTAACGTTGTAGGGCTGAACCGTATAGCCGACACCGGGACCGACTTCAACGACCGTTCCCCTGTGCGCCCCGGCATCGTATGGCTAGACCTCGACTGCGCCGGGCGAGACGTCGAAGGCGTCGACGTGTGGGATGTGTCGTCTCTCTATCCGGCGATCCTCGCATACATGCCGATGCCCATCGGCTACGGGGAGCGCTACGACAGGCTGACGGAGATGCTGCAGAATCCCTTCTCCGACCCGGAGCCGATTAAATCGCTACCCGGAGTGTGGGCCGCATGCATCCGCACCGACGACGACGAGGTGACGTGGGAGACGAGTATTGACTGGCTGCGCCGCGTGGAGTGCGACCCCGACTTTCACTACGACCGCGTCTACGACGTTCTCACCTATGGCACAGCTACGGGTATATTCCGCGGCTTCGTCGAAGACCTCTACCGCCGTAAAGAGAAAGGTGGCTTATTCGCAGGCCTCCACAAGCGCGAACTCGTCTCTCTGATCGGCTCCATGTCACCTAGGGACATCAAGCGCGTCTACCGGGTGGACTACGACGACGAACGAGGCTACGTCGTGCGAGTCGACCGCATAGAGGAACGCGACCCCGGCTCGCTCAACCTGACACACGCCTTCATCACCGCCTATGGCCGTCTCATCCTATCCCGCATGGTCCGCCGATACGGCGAGCACGTCGTCTACTGCGACACCGACAGCCTTCATCTGGTCGGTGTGCGCCCCGACGACGTGGAGTTGGATGGCGTCCCCGGCGCACCGGAGGGGTCGCGTCTCGGCCAGTGGACTCAGCGGGAATCCGAAGCCACCATCTTCTACGCTGGCAAGCGCTCTTACGCTGTCAAACGAGGCGACGTCGCCGAACTCGTCATGGCAGGCCTTCAACGACCCCCCTGGCAACCGCCCGTCCCGTGGAATTGGCTGCTGGCGCACGACACCCTCACGACGTGCGAGTCGGTCGCGACGCCCGACGGCCTCGCATTGCATGTGGAGCCTTACCACTATTTCAACCGCATGGTCCGCTCCAACCCCCTATAACCTGTGCGCTTTCCGGGCCCCGCCCGAGACAAGTGATATACTATGTCTCAGGCGGGGCCTTCGCGTGCTCCGGCGGAGACCGCGGCTGGGCGTCACAGGCTGACACCTGCCAGCCCCGGATGGATTTGACACCCCTTCGACTGCGGCAGGATTGCCCCGCCGCTTAAGCCTAGACACCAAGGAGGAAGAGTGGCCGCAGAAGAGACCACCGAGACGGAGGCTCCCGACGAGGCAACCCCCGTAGAAGCGACGCAAACTGACGTCCAAGCTGATCTGTCGGAGCTTATCGACGAGGTTCGCGCACTCGCACAGCAGGCGCTTGACGAATGCAGGGAACTGAGGGCGATCATCACCGAGGAAGCGCTGGACGAGGCTGCCGATGTTGATGTGCTGGACGGGGACATCGAACCCGAAGACCTGCAAATCGAAGACCTCCTGGCCTGACGAAAGGACCTACTGACTCATGGCACCCAAGGCGCCGGCGCTCCGCCCCGGCACGACCAACACGCAGCTCCTGCAGTCCGCGATCAACGCCGCGGCTATGGGCTACAAGAAGCGCATCCCTGCCCCCACTCAGGCGGGGATCGAGCGCACTCTCGACTATCTCGGGTCCCACCGTGACCTGTGGAACCCCATCTGCCAGTCACTTCTCAACCAACTCGTCCCCATCTTCGCCACGCAGAAGTCGTGGAGCAACCCGCTCGCCGAATTCAAGAAGGGCATGATCGAAGACGGCAACGGCGTCGAAGAAATACAGACCGGACTCCTCAATGCCGCAGCCTATGACCCCAACGACGACGTGGACGCCAAACTCATCTTTGGCCGCGAGGACTTCCGCGTGGAGACAGCCTTCCACACCAAGAACCGTATGGACCGCTATAAGGTTTCCGTGGAGAAGGCGCTGATCAAGTCTGCATTCCTTAACGGCGGCGACGTCGCCGAGCTTATCGACCGTCAGACGCAGGCCCCCTATGAATCCGATCAGTGGGACGAGTTCACCCTCATGGCCACCCTTCTCGGGAAATACGAGGTGCGCGGAGGCTTCTATCACGTGCACGTGCCCGACGTGGCACGCTCCGGCTCCGTCAAGGAGGACGCCACCGAGCTTCTGCGCAAGCTGCGCACTGTCGCCGGTGAGATGGCGTTCAAGTCCACCGCCTACAACCCGGCCCGCATGCCCGTCCACTCCGACCCGGGCGACATGATTCTCCTGACCACGCCGGCCGTCAGGGCCGCACTGGACGTGGAGGCCCTCGCATGGGCATTCAACATCGACCGCGCCGACGTCCAGTACAGGATCGTCGAAATCCCCCAGCGCTTCGTGCCCAACAGCAAGTTCCAGGCCGCCGTCGTCGACAAGAACTTCTTCCAGGTCTATGACCACCTGATCCAGACCAACACGATCGACGTGCCCACCGACCCGAACACCTACAACGTGTTCTACCACCACCATCAGACCATCTCCTGCTCGCGCTTCGCGCCCACAGCGATGTTCTGGACCGGCGCCGACGACGAGGTCATCGAAATCACGCCGCCCGTCACCGAAATCGGCAACATCGAATGCTACGCGGCAGATGGCACCCAGCCGTCCTCGCTTGATAAGGGCGGCGTCTACCGGCTCGCCGTCGAATCCGTCACCGGGGGCGGTGGCAACCCCGCCCTCAAGTGGACGATCGCATCTGCGACCGACAACCACACGTCGGTTTCGTCCAGCGGCGCGCTCTTCGTCGGGCGCCTCGAAAAGGGCCCGGTCAAGGTCCACGTCGAATGCGACGCGGCATCCAAGGACGGCGCCTTCGCTGTCACGGCCGGCGACGACGTGCCCGCATGGCCTGACCGCAAGTCGTCTGTCACCGGCCTCACGGTGCTCGGCCGGTCGATCGGCAAGTCCTTCACACCCGAAACTAAGGGATACACCGTCACGCGGGCTAAGAAAGACACGCTGATCAATGACGTGCAGAACAACACGTTCGCGCACGGGCGGAACATCGATTACACGGTCGAAACCGCCAATGGCGAAAACGGTGCCTACACTGTGACCGTTTCCGTCACGGGAGCTGATGGCGTCTCCTACGGCCCCTACGTCGTCACCGTCAAGTAAGGGCCCCGGAGGGGCGCCAGTCTCTTACCTTTTCTCTCCTGGCGCCCCTCCTTGTATCTGTAAGGAGTGGTGTGCGCATGCCGAGCGCTAGCGAATGGTCCGCCGGAGCCGAAGTAACGCTCACCACGGTGGCGTGGGACTCCACCTACCGTGACATCGTCCAGTGGCGCGACTACGCGCACAGGGCCTCATACATTGACCGGCCGGACGCACACCACCTCACGCTGAAGAACGCGCAGACTATCGACTACGGCTCTCAGGTTGTCCTCGATGAGCCGTTCTCCACATGCGTCAAATACAACTACATCAGGGTCGTCAACCCGAAGATATCCAAGCTGCACCCCGACAAAGAGCGACCCACTGTCTTCTACTACTTCATCCAAGACGTCGTCCGGGTTGCACCCGACGCCACGGCGCTGTCTGTCCAGCTGGACGTGTGGACGACGTATTGTGGCAACGTCCAGCTGCGCAACGCCTTCGTCGTCCAGGGCCACCTGCCGGTGGCCGCCACGTGGCGAGGGCGCCAGCACGACGTCCTCCGGGAAGCCGAAGGCCTCGATTTGGGTTCCGATTATATGGTGCGCTACAGCGAGCGCTACACGGTCGCCACCCTCGCCGAATGCTGCGTCATGCTTGTCGCCTCCACCGACTTTTCCTACGACCCCGGCGACCAAACGAACCCGAACCTGAGGACGGCGAAAGGCTCCGCCTTCGAAGGCCTGCCCAACGGGTGCGATATCATCCTTGTCCGCGACATCGGGACGTTCGAGTTCTTCGCCACGGCCATGTCGCCGTTCCCGTGGGTGGCGCAGGGCGTCCAGATGATCATGCTCCTGCCCACGCCCGACAACGCATTCGACACGATCGTCGCATCGCACAACACTGACAATGTGCACGACAAGTATCGGCAGGGCGTTGACCCGAACAAGATCAAGATCATCCGGTCCCGCAAGAGTGGCCACGAAGGCGACGTCATGTGGGGGCAGGACCGGACGTTCTTCGGCGGCGGTGCCCTCGAACTACTTGATAAGACACACTTCGCAGACTGGCAGAAGAACTACACGAAGCTCGTCACCGCACCCTACCTGTTCATCGAACTTACCAACTACCAGGGCCAGTCAATGGCCATCCACCCCGAGTATCTGCCGAACGGCGGCAAGGTCACGCTGTCCCGTCTACAGCACTTCTCACCTCCGGGCCCGCGGGTTGTCGTGTGGCTACGCGACTACCTGTCGGAGGACAACACGACGGGCAACCCGCTGTCCAACTCGTTCCTGGACGGGTCCCTGTTCTTCACGAACTTCCCGATGTTCTCCATCCCGAACAACTCGGGACTCAATGCGCTGGCGTCTCAGGCGCACAGCATAGCGTTCGCCTACCAGTCCGCCGACTGGTCCCAACAGAAGGCACTGCAGGGTAACCAGGTGGCTTACGATCAGGCGTCGTATGCGATCGGCACGGCCAGGCAGTCCATGGTCGCCTCCAACACGGCAAGAGGCGCCCAGACTGCCCTATCGAACGCCGCCCGAACCCAGTCGACGGCGATCACCAATGACGCCGCGTGGGGCCACACGCAGAACAACATGATTCAGCAGGGCGTCTCCGGCGGCATGGGCGCCATCGGCAGCCTCCTGTCGGGCGACATCGGCGGTGCCGTCAAAGGCGTCGTCGGCACCGGCATGGGCGTCTACATGGCCAACTCCAACTACAACATTGATGCGAACGCGAGGGACGCACAGACAGACCTGGCCAACTCCACCGCCTCCCAGTCCACGGCGATATCCAACAACCTCGCCGCGAAGCTCACCGGCCTGCAGAACGCACAGGCCGCCTACAACCGGGACACGAACAAAGAGTACGCGGATATGGTGGCGAAGGGCGACTACTCGAACACGCTGGCCGGGTTGAAGGCGAAGATCCAGGACACGAAGATGACCCAGCCATCCATCTCCGGGCAGATCGGAGGCGACGCTTTCATGATCGCTACCACCGGGTGGATGGTGGATGTGCGGCTCAAGACGCCTCACCGGGGCGCGATTCAGGCTGTGGCCGAGCACTTCGCACGCTTCGGCTACCGCTGCAACCGCACAATCGACATGGCCGCCTACAGTCTGACGCTCATGACGCATTTCACGTACTGGAAGCTGGCGGACTGCCGCATCGACGCCCCGTCTGTACCGCAGATGCACGCCGAGACGATCCGCGGCATATTCGAGAAGGGCGTCACCATATGGGACGAGCCGAAGGAGATAACGGAGATGCACTTGTTTGACAACGGCCCGAAGGAAGTGGTGCAGCTGTAATGCCAAGCACGAAGGGTTTGACGAACAGCGACCTGATCGGCGGCGTGGAGCCGTCCAAGATGAACGACGGCCGCTTCCGCCCTAACAGGGCGAAGGCCATGCGCGGCGGCGAGTTCATGCTGTACCAAAACATGCTGTGGGGCCTGGCCGAAGCGCGGTTCGTGTGGGACGGCCTGCCCGAGACGGTCAACGAACGCTACTTGGAACGCGTACTGCACCGGCACGGCCTCGCGGTCTTCTTCGAAGATCCACGCCTACACGCCTTCTTCGCGCTGCACGCCGCCGGCACCGGCGACGTGGACGTCTACGGCGACCCGAAGACGTTCCGCGTGACCGGCAACCGGTACATCAACCGGGAGATATCGTCGAAGGACTGCGTCCCGATTTGGACGAACAGAAACCGGGTCAACGACCAGTGGGTCGTCAACTACTACGCGGCCGCCCTGGCGGAGGCCGCCGAGACGGTGCGGGTCAATGCCCTCAACTCGCGCAGCCCGATGATCCTGGCGCTCAGCCAGGAACAACGACTGGCAGGGGAGAACTTCTACCGGCAGGTGGCCGAAGGCCAACCGGTGATCTTCACCGTCAAAGACGACATGGGCCGCGGCGTGGCCGAGTCGGTGCAGGCGCTGGACAACAGGCAGTCACCGAACGCGATATCGGACGCGATCCGCGTCAAGAAGGAGATATGGGACGACGCGATGCTCGCGCTCGGCATCCAATGCGCCCCGCCCGACAAGAAAGAGCGGCTCGTCGACGACGAAGTGGAGGCGATCCAAGGCCAGACGGCGGCATTCCGCGGCGTGGCGATCGGCGCCCGCCAGGAGGCCGCGGACGCCATCAACGAGCGGTACGGCCTGAACGTGTCCGTGCATTGGCGGCACAGTCGGGAGCAGGTGCGCGGCATCAACGACTTGGGGGAGGGCTTCGATGGCTGACTTCACGATAGAGCTTAGGGACGTGTGCGCCCGGTACAGCGACGCCGATCTCGGCTTGGAGACGTACCCGATCTTCGACGAAGCCTATAGGCCGCACCTGAATAAGCTGATCAAAGACCACTACTGGTTCAGGGAGACCGCCTACGAGACGGTCGCTATGTTCGCACACCAGCTACGGCACCGGCTCGAACTGGTCATGCCCTACTACAACCAGCTGTACGACTCAACGCGGATCAAGTTCGACCCGCTGTCCACCATGGACGTCTCATCAGTCTCCGACGGCACGCACACATCGTCGTCCAGCAACGAGGGTTCGGGGTCGACAGAGAACCGGACCTCCGGCGCAGCCGAGTCGGATGCGCGGGATATGCGTTACCCGGACACGGCGATCAACCAGCACGGCGACTACGCCGTGTCGGGGAACAAGTCGACTGGCAGAACGGAGGGCGCGTCCAAGACGGACAACACGTCGAAGTCCAGTGCGAAGGGCGATGAGACGACGCATGCCACGTCGCATTCGACGGGCCGCTCCCAGTCGGCGTCGTCGCTGATCATGGAGTACAGGGCGAGTCTGATCAACGTTGACCGCATGGTGCTCGGCGATCTCGCCGATTTGTTCTTCGGCCTGTGGACGTCCAACGACAACTACGTCGGGGGCGACATGTACATGGGCATCGGTGCCATGTGGGGCTGGGGTTATTGGATCTAGTAAAGGAGGCCGCATGCCTATAAACAACGTCCCGTTCTTCGACCTGCAGAACACCCCTCTGACGAACATCACCCCTTTCGCGGAGCGCGAGGCGTACTCCTACCAAGAAGTTCTGGAAGACCTGATCCAGAATTACAAGCGGATCATCGATACGGTCAACAAGGTCGTGGCTCTCGCCAACGACATTGACGCGCGCCTGATTGACCTCGAATCACGCCTACGTAAGGAGACGGACGACAAGATCACCCGGGCGATCGATGCGCTCTACCGGCGCCTGGCTCAGCGAGGTGCCAAAGACATGATCGTCGCCGACCCTGTGTGGGGGCGCACCGACAGAACAGTCTCGGAGGTGCTGGCGGTGCTCTACGACAATGTGCGCACACAGGCCAGATTCGCCAAGGGCGCCGACGACATTGGGGCGACGGCACAGGCGCTGGACGAGGCCAACTGGACGGCCCGCCAGTGGGATCTGGACCCCGAGTACAAGACCGACCACGCAACCCGCTGACAACGCCTACAGCAGTAAGGAGAACTGAACATGGCAAGCACGAACAAGACAGAGGCGTTGGGCCTCAGCCAGTTCATTGACACCGACAAGCCCACGTGGAGGGGTGACTACAACGGTGATATGCGCAAACTGGACGTGCGCGCACAGGAGGACACGTCCAAGTTCAACAGCATGGAGGTCCGGATTAAGCAGGCGGAGACGACTGTCGACGCCGACCACAAAGTGGTCGCGCAGATCGACCAGAAAATCGGCGAAGCCGAATCCCGGGCGAAGGCCGACGCGAGCCAACAGGTATCGAAATGCTACGACGACCTGTTCGCCAAGGTGAGCGACCGCTACACGAAGGCGCAGTCGGACGCCCGCTACATGCTGAAGAACGCCGCGACCCCGGACGTGTGTGCCGTCATCGTCGGCACGTCTAACGTGATCGAAGGCAAATGGCCGACGCTCATGTGTAGGGCAATGGGTATCACCGAGAAGAACTTCGCCGTCGGTGGCACGGGGATGACGGACGGCGCCAACAACTTCTCCGTGCAGATCAACAGGGCGATCGCGGACGGCAGCTTCAGCAACAACGATGTGAAGTACGTCATCATCGCCGACTGCGGCAACGACGCCATGGCGGGCAAAGACGTCTACAACGGCATCGTGAGCCTTATAACGGATGCCAGGAGGGCGTTCCCGAACGCCCGCGTCGTCGTCTTCTCCGCCGTGTGGGCGTGGAGCAACCTGCACGGCCTGCTCCGGTCCAAGAATGGCTTGGCGAACTGCCTGAGCACCCTTCAGGAGGTGTGCGGCAACTATGGCGCGGAGTATGTCGGCACCGAGTTTTGGTGCTTGGGCTACAGCAAGTACTTCACCGAGGGCGAGATTCATCTGAACTCCACGGGCGACACGCGGTTCGCCACGCTCGCCGGCAACTACTTGCAGTACGGCAACGAGCCGGTGCCGGTGTCGCAAAACTACCGGATCGGCCTGTCCGGCGGCGCGAGCCACACGGACACGCCGCTGACGCTGCGCCTGAATGGGGGCATTGTGAGCCTGTCCGGTGTGATTTCGGGCCAGTCGATTCCGGTGGGCGCCGATCTTGGCATGATCCCCGAGTGGGCTGCGCCGCGGGCCGATGTCAATGCGAGTGCCAGGGGCGGGGCGTCCGGTACGGAGGACATTCCTTTCCAGGTCCACCCCAACCAGCACTTACAGACCTGGAAAGGCTGGTCAGGCAACCTGAGCATCAGCGCCACCTGGTCGGTGCTGTAACCGTTTCACGCGGAACAGGGGCCCGCCCGTATGGCGGGCCCCTTTAAGAAGGAAGGCGCACAGCATGGCATGGGACGCTAAGGCCAAGGGGGTGGCGATCAAAGCCATTGGCACCGTTGAGTCGGGGATGAGATACGACGACATCAACCACAAGGACCCGATTACGATTGGGATCGGGCAGTGGTTTGGCGGCCGAGCATACAACCTCCTCGCGCGGATCAAGCGGGAGGCGCCTGACGAGTACGCGAAGCTGCCCGCCGATCTGCGATCCCGAGTGGATGCGAACAACACGGACTGGCCCCACTACTATCTGCCGAACTATATGGATGGGCAGGTCAAGCCGGTGCTGCGCGCCTGCTACAAGATACAGCAGAAGCAAATGGCGGAGGACCTGGAAGCCTATGTGGCGATATCCCGCAAGTTCGGGTTCGACCCCGACAGGGACACCCAATCGATGATTTTCTTCTTCGTCGCCTACCACCAGACTCCTGTGAGGGCGATGAGAATCGCCAACCAGATAGGGCCGGCGACGCTGGACCGTTGGCATGCCGCGACGCTCAACGAGCCGATCTTCGGCCGGTACAGGAACCGTTACAACACCGCCTACAACATTATTAAGGCCTGGAATTCGGACGGCGTGGACATTGCCGGCCCGCCGGGGGCGGCGCCGTCGAACCCGACGCAAGGCGATGGCGGCAACGGCGCCCCGGGCGCCAACCAACCGCTCGCCAACAACAACTCCACCGGCCAGTTGGCCCGCGTGGAGACGTGGGGGAACACCGTCGTGGCGCATATGGCGGACGGCAAGCAGGTCCAGTGCGCACCGACGGGATGGGGCCAGTACGTGGCCGGCCCGGGTGGGGCGGGGACCCCGCCTCCGACGAACGCGGCTCCGGGCGGACAGAACGGGGCCCCAGGCACGGGCGGGGGCGGTGGCCAGCTTGCCCCCGGCACGTCGGAGACGCGGCAGAAGCTGGTGTATTGGATGGCGAGCCGGGAGAACAAGTTCCGCTACAGCAACGGCGCCGGCCGGCTGGACCCGGACAGGTCGGGCGTCGGCGACTGCAGTTCGACCTGCCGGCGCGCCTACCTGGACGTGTGTGGCATTGACATCGGCGGCAATACCGTCGCACAGTCGGCGAACGGGCATGGCGTGTTTGTCATCAACTGGAACACAGCGAAGTCCATCTCCGCGCAGCAACTGGGTCTCATGAAACCGGGGGATTTGGTCTTCTACGATTGGGGGTCCGGGCGCGCCGGCGTCGACCACGTGGAGATGTACGCCGGCGGTGATCTCACGTGGGGCCACGGGGGCGGACTGCACGGCGAAGTCCCGGGGCCGCACAAGAACAGTCTGTCGAAGTTCATCCGCGATACGAGGGGAATCGGTTGGTGTGTCAAACGCTACATCAATGACTGAGGGCGCACAGATCTCCTACTACGACCCGTCCCGGATTCTCTCGTATAACACGCCGTGGGCGTTCGTGACGGGCGCCCGTGGCAGGGGCAAGACGTATGCTTTCAAGAAACGGGTGATCAAGAAGGCGATCGAGAGGGGCGACGAGTTCATCTACCTCCGCCGGTTCAAGGGCGAGGCGGCGACGTTCAAGACATTCTTCGACGACATACGATGGGAGTTCCCCGGCGTTGACCTCGCCGTGAAAGGCAAGACGGCCTTTCTCGGGGGCACGAAAGGCGGGACGCCGATCGGCCAGGTGGTCTACCTGTCGGCGGCGCAGATGCTCAAGTCAGTCTCGCTCAAGCGGGTCAAGCACATCATCTTCGACGAGTTCATCTTGGAGAAGGGTGCCACCCACTACCTGCCAGACGAGGCGTCCATTTTCGAAGGCCTGTATTCGACGGTGGACCGCTGGGACGACCGGGTGCAGGTGTACTTCCTGGCGAACGCCTTCTCGCTGACGAACCCGTACTATGTCAAGTACGGGATCGTGCCGACGGCCGAGTTCACGGTGGAGCCGGGCCCGGACCGCTTCTGGGCTGCGCACACGGACCGCTCGGAGGAGTTCGCGGAACAGGTATCCCGTACAAGGTTCGGCGCGTTCCTCCGCCGCCAGGATGACGAGAACTCCCACTACATGATCGACTCGTCGTTTCGGGACGAAGGCATGGAGATGGTGGAAGCGAAGCCGCCGTCGGCGACATACTCGCTGACGATCGTCGGCGGGTCCCGACCGCTGTCCTTCTGGCTGGGGAGGGACTGGTCGACGTGGTACGTGACGGAGGGCACGACGAAGGCGCCGAACATGTACACGCTGGATCCCCGTCGCGTGGATGAGGGGACGAGGCTGATGCAACCGCGGGACTCGTACATGAAGAACATCCGCGACTCGTATGCTCGCGGGCGAGTGAGATTCGACAAATTGACGACGCGGAACCTATTCATCAAGGAGGTGTATAAGGGTCTATGACCGAATCAGTGTTGACGGGCTTCGGAACGGCCCTGGCGGTGGTGCTGCCGCTAGTGGCCGCGCTCACGCCGAGGGCTCGCCGTTTCCTCCATTTCGTCGATGACATGATGGGGGAGGAAGAGCGCCCCGGGGCCCACATCTTCCACGAGCAGCCGGAACTCACCCTCAAGACGACGACAATCGTCTCCTTGAACCCCGCAGACGGGTCGGTGCGATGGGCCCGCCGGGCAGACACGAGGATCGACGAGGTCCACTACAGCCCGGACATGCGGTACATGGCCTTCGTGCTCCACCCGGATGAACTCTCCCGGGGCGACGGCACCGAATCCGTGGATCACAGCGTCGAGGCCCAGCGCATGAAAATCAGCGTCCTGGACACCGCCACGGGAAGGGAGGTTCGCTCCGCGGAGCTGCCGGGGGTCAACATTCTGGGCTTCGAGCTGACCGACACGAAACTGGTGGTCGAGACCTCCCGGGGGCACGCACCGGCCGAGGACGGGACCATCAACGTGTTCTCCCTCGACGATGCCCTCGGCTTCCTCCCCTCCCCC